TCATAATCCGCGTGTCGGGGGTTCAAGTCCCTCCTCCGCTACCACTTGCATAGTCCGAGGCTCGGCTGGTTGGCCGCTTACCAGGGCCAGGACGCTGGACAAACTGCCCAGCACTTCCACCTTTGCATTGTCGGGTTGGTTCGGGTCGTCGGTGACGATGATGGCCTCTACCAGGCTGCGAATGACGGGCAGGAATTTGCGTGCCTTTTCGCCGCCGGCAATGGCCTGACCAAGCATGCGGATGCGCCGGCGGTAGGTTTCTACTATCTGGGGATGCAGGATGATGGCCGGCAGCGCCTCATGCTCCGCCAGGGCCGCTTGCGCCGCCTTCAGATCGGCCTTGCGTGCGTCCAGCCCTTCGCGGACCTCGCCCAGATCCATGCCGGCCGCTATGGCATTGACCAGGTTGCGGATCTCCGCCTGAAGCTGCTCGATCCTCTGTTCGACCATGAAGCGCGATGACTGGAGCTGGCGGCGCATGTCGGCGCGCCGATCATGATAGCGTTTCACGACAGCGCTGACGACATCGGGCGCCAGCAGCCGTTCCTGAAGGCCGTGCAGCACCCGTTCCTCCAGCCTGTCTGTCGATATCCTGCGCGGATTGTCGCAGGTGCCCTTTTCCCGGTGGCCAGTGCAGCCCCAGCGATCCTTGGAAATAACCGTATAGCTGTTGCCGCATCCGCATTTGACGAGGCCCGAGAAAATATGGCGCGCACGCGGCTGCCGCTGAAAGGGGATGGTTGCCAGATCCTCCTTTCGTGCCTGGGCTTGCGACCATGTGGCGTCATCGATGATCCGCAGCTCCGGCGCTTCGCTCTCCACCAGGTCCGGCTTCTGATCGACGCGGGAGAGCCGTTTGCGGCTATGGGGGTCTCGCACCATGCGGACGCGGCCATAGCGGATCACGCCTGCATAGATGGGGTTGCGGAGGATGCCATAGTCGCGGGCCGCCGATCCATTGATGGTGCTGGCCCGCCACTCGCCCCCGCGCGGAGAGGGAATCTTCTCGGCATTGAGCCGATGGGCTATCGCCCTGGGCGATTCGCCTGCCACATATTCGGCAAAGATCCGGCGAACCACTTTGGCTTCGCCCTCATTGATCTGGCGGTGGCCATATTCGACGCGGCCGTCCGGATAGACCAAAGGCGTGACGTCGTAGCCATAGCATCGACCGCCAGGCACACGGCCGCGTGCGACGCTGCCGGTGGCGCCACGCCGGATCTTGTTGCGCATGTCCTTTAGCTGAAGAGCGCTCATCGTACCGATAAAGCCGATGTGCAGTTCATTTATGCGGTGATCGGCGCAGGTGAAGAGGGCGACCCGGGCGAACTCGAGGCGCTTGTAGATATGCGCCGTGTCCTCGATATCGCGGGCGATGCGATCGAGCGATTCGGCGATGATGATGTCGAATTCGCGCCGATCGGCGGCGGCCAGCATGGCATTGAGGTTCGGGCGGTGCTTGTCCTGGCCGGTGATGGCAGCGTCTGGATAGGCCGCTACGACCTCCCACCCCTGTCTTTCAGCGTAGGTTCTGCACAGCCGGATCTGATCCTCGGCCGACAGGGCGTTCTGCATGTCGGTGCTGAAGCGCGCGTATATGGCGGCGCGGCGCCCTTCCGGTGACCAGGTGCTCATTCGACCTCTCTAGCGAAGCCGCCCCCGATTCGGCTTCCCGCGCAGCATCCTCAGCAGCCATATCGTCCGCAATGGCGAAAGCCAGATCGAGGATGCTGAGCAGGGTCATTCCGACGGCAGGTCTCGGCGTGCCAGATCGCGCATGGCGGGCCGCGCCATGATGATGCGTTGGGCATCATGAATGGCCTTCATGAAGTCCATCCGATCGGAAGAGTGCAGCGCAGGCAGGCGTAGGAAGCCATCCCATGCGTGACCAAGCTGATCTACGACGGCAAGTTCATCTTCAGTCACGCCGGCTGATCCAGTTCGGCTATGGCGGCAGTGATGCGCGCCACCGCTGTTTCGAAATGCTGCGGGTTGTGCTCGATGCCATAGAAGCGCTTGCCGGCACGGATTGCGGCTACGCCGGTCGATCCGGTGCCCATGAAGGCATCGCAGACCGTATCACCGGCCACGTTGCGCATGATCTTCGCCATGAGATCATCGGGCTTCGTTGTCGGATGATCGAACCGGGCGGCGCCACGCGGGCTGGTGATGCGGCTGACGCGCAGCTTGTCGTTGGCTTGCCCGGCCGGGTGATAGCCCCGGTTCCAGGCATGCACGTAGAATTCGACATCGGGGCGATAATGTTTGTTGGCTATCGGTTGCGGGTTCGTCTTTTGCCACACGCATAGGGCATGCCGATGAAAGCCTTGCACACGCGCAAGAAGTTGGGCGAGCTGGTCGTTGTGCGAAAAGATGATGGCAGATCCGCATCGTGCGGCATCGATAATATCCATATCGAAGCCACGATGCAGATCATTGGCAATCAAGCGGTCCATATTCGGGCGGCGCTTGCGATACTGGCCAGCGCCGGTCGCCCGGATCAGATAGGGCGGATCCCAGACGTCCGCGTCCATGAAGCCAAGGCTCGGCCGGATCGCATAGGCGTCACCCAGATAAAGGGTGGCGTGATCGCCGATCGTGACGAATGTCGGCGCATCCGACATTTCACCATGAATCAGGAAGGACGGCTGATATGGTTGGAGGGCGGTCATAGCGCCCCCGCGAAGCTGGCGGCATCGGGCCAGGGCCAGATGCCCTGCATGCCGCGGATCGGCACCGGCGTTTCCCAGGCGTCGGGATGCAGCATGGGCCAGCCCCAATTGGCCTGGTCATCCCGATCGCTATCGTTGGCGCGGGGCACGCCGAAGTCAGCAGCGATATCCGTTCCGAGACGGGGTTCCCCGACGATCGCGGTGCCTATGCCCGCGCCCATGGGCAGTTCGCCGCGCAGGAATGCCTCCAGCACCGGAATGGCAAGGTGGCGATGCAGGCAAAGCTCGCGCGCGTCATCCGGGAAGAGCTCGAACATGTCGAGCATGTCCTGCACCTCTTCCCGATCGACGCTGAGCTTGCCGGCGTGGATGACGATCCTCTGACCGATGATCGTGCGGGGCGCACGATGCTTGCGGAATTCATAGGGCTTGGCACCGACGATGATCAGCGAGGCCCATGGCTGCCAGATGGTGAGGGCCTTCATTTGGACGGCCTCATGATATCGATCAGCAGCGCCTTGGTGGCTTCGGCCATGCGGACATGCGTGAAGGCATCTTCATCATTGAAGCTGTAGGCGAGCACATGCTCCCCCTGCCCGATGCCGGCGGAGGCAAAGCCGTGCAGACGGCCGCTGCGCGCGTCGGCAAGGGCCCTTTCCAGGGCGTAGATCAAGGTGGATTGATGGGAACAAACCTTGCTCATCGGCTGCCCTCCGCTCCGACGAGGGCGGACTTGATGCCGGGCATATCCTCCCCCAGCGCCTCGAACGAATAGATGCCCTTGATATCGCCGCAATTCGTGCCACCGATCCAGTGGGCCATATGTTCGATATGGTTCACGGCAAGTTGCAGCGCCTCCCGCACCGCCACCGCATCAGCCGTCAAGCTATCCGTGGTGGTGCGCGGTTCGGCCCCCGGCTTGTTGCCGCTGCCTCCACAAACCCCGCAGCAAGACCTTCCGGCCTGCTCTTCTTCCACGCTTGGCGCGCCAGTGCCGAGACATGCTGCGCATTGCTCTATAGCGTAGATCACCCCGCTCGATTGCATGGGGCTGGTTCGGCGGTTCCATGCGACAATGGCTTCATCCTTGGACGGCCAGTAGCAATCGATACGGATGCACTTGTCCTGACTGCACATGGCATACCAGGCATTATCAAGTGTCTGGCCGATAAGAGCGGGGTTGCCACAAATCGGGCACCGCTCCGGCGCCTGAATCATGGTCTGTTGCTGATCGGTCACCGGCTTTCCTCCCGATCGGCGCAAAGCGCGGCTTCCGCGATGGCGCATTCAGCGAGGTCTTCGACGGTGCGGCCGGTCTGGACGGACTGTTTGATCAGGCGGTCGAGCGTCTGATCGTCGACATAGCAATGCAGGATCATATCGGTTCCTTAGAGCAGGGCCGAGCCAACGCCGCCCAAGGTGGCTTCGGTGACGGCGCGGGTCGGTTTAAAGGTGGGCACGAGGCCAGCGCCGGCGGCGATGCGGGCGAGTTGTTCCTCGAATGAAAGACGGCGTCTGGGCGGCGGCGGTGGAGCAGCCACGACGACCGGCTTTGGCGGGCACGGCGCCGCGATGATCGTTGGCGCGCGCTTGAGGGCGGGCATCGCACTGACCGCTGGCGGCCTGGGACGCGGAGCAATGCCCTTCGCCTTGGACGTCGGTGTATGCCCGAGCTGGGGCCGCTTGCCTTGGGGAAGCATCCTGGGAAACGGCTTGCCGTCCGCAACCAGCTGATCCTTGGCCGTCCGGATGATGTTGTGGGCGGTCGATGCCCCGATCCCGAGATGCCTCGCGGCCGGTGAGACAGCCCAGCCATTGAGCCAGAGCCATTGCAGGTCGACCTTTTGCTGCTCTGTCACAAAGCGGGAGGATTGCTTTACGTGAATACGTCGACCGGTAATGTCGCAGCCAGGCAGGCATTCGCCCTTGCGCGCCAGGCGCTCCACCAGGTGGCGGCGGCGCTTCTTTGCAAAACTGACATGGACGCCCGCCAGATCCGCGACCTTCGCTGCGCCATAGCCCTGCATGAAATGTTGATCGACCTGTTGGCGGACATCATTCCCGTAGCGTGTGCCGGCGTAACGGAGGCCCTTGCCGGCCGGCACAATATCCTCGCCTGAGCGCTTCATGCGCCGGCGGTAATTGGATACGCACGCGGCGCTGACTGCCATGCGACGCTGGATCTCGACATTGGGGAGGCCTTCACGAATGAAGGCGCGAATCCTCTGCACCTCCTGCTGGATCAGGCCGCCAGCGCCATCCCGCTGCGCCGGGACGAAGCCAGCACGTTCACATTCTATCGCGAGTATCGCATTGCTGACTGCCTGGGGCTTCACGCCCACGATGCGGGCAATCGCCTCATAGCCCATGCCCTGATCGTGCAAGCCCATGATCGCTTCGCGATCCTCCGACGCGCAGGGCTTGCGCAGACCCGCCGGCGTGCTGCTGGCAACGCCCAGACGGACAGCGCGCTGGCGGATTGCCTTCACTGTCCTTCCGGGGAGCAAGGCCGCGACCTCGCCCACGCCCTTGTCATAGAAGCGGCAGACGATTTCCTCCTCGCGATGCGTCCAGGGCTCACGGGATCCGTGACCGATCGGCATCACATGTGATCCAGCAGCAGGGCGTCACCACCCAAGCCGTTGGCGCGCGCGAGTTCGGCGAGCCGTGGCTTTTCTTTAAGGATGGTCCGATAGGCATCGACGCGCTTCTCGATACGCTCCGCCTCCGCCCGCGCCCCTTCCAGACGATCGGTGGCACTGCGCAGGCTGTCCATGGCGGACAATTCCTTCAGATTGTCGTCGACCTGCTTTTCGACCCAGAACCGGAGGTCGGCCAGGGCCTTGTCGGGATCCTCGCCATCCTCCAGCTGGGCGCGTGCCTCCACCGCGCTATTATTGTAGCCGCGCCCGGTCTTCAGGCTGCGATAGCTGATTTCGGTGATGATCATGCCGAGGCCTCGATCGGTTCAGCGGGCACCGCCGGCTCTTTTTCGTAGCGCTGCCCGCAGAAGGGGCAGTAGGTTGCGATGACCGCAGCGGCCTTCTTCTTGCCGCGTCCGGTTTCTATTTGCATGGTGTCAATCACCGCCCTGGCTGGATTTCCTAACAAGGTGAAGACGAGCATGGTATTATGTGCCTTCAGGGCAGTATTCATCGTGCCGATACAGTCGCACATCTTCGTGCCTTTCAATGATGGTGGATGGTGACGGGGGAGGCAGGCGCGGGAGACGGTCCGCCCGCCTCCCCTGGCGGCCGTCGATGTCGAACAGGCGGGCGTGGAGTTGCTGGATCATGCCTCCGGCCTTTCGCCCAGGATGCGGTTCATCATGGCTATCGCCTCGGCCCGCATGGTCGGGTTCGGATTGCGGCCCGGGCAGCGCGGGCGCTCCATAAGGCGGCGCCCGTTGGCGGCCAGGCCATCGCCCAGCAGCCTGCCAGCCTCTGCCCGGCGCTGGCGCCAGGTGGCGTGATCATGCGAACGAAAGGCAAGGATCAGCGCCCGGCTGACGGCGCCGGGCAGCAGGGCAAAGCAGCGGGGGCGGATGCGCTGCCAGCGTTGCCGCTGACGGCCACAGCCATTCACATCGCAGATATGATTACGCTTTTTCATGACGCTGTCCTTTCAGGAAGCGGATGCCGCGCGTCGACGCGATCTGCTGAATAGTGCGGCGCGATCGATGCGGGAGGCGGGCCTGCACGGCGGCGGATCCGCCAGCAGGATAGAGGCTGTCGAGGATGGCGAGCTCGCTCCGACGCCAGCACCGCCGGTTCGGCAGATCATCGGCGTCGAAGCCGGTGCGCAGGGTCGGAACGGGGCGCATCACTCCATGCCCAGCGCGGCGAGATAGGTTTCGAGCAGGGCCTGCATTTCGGCGCGTTCGTGCGGCGGCAATTTACGGAGGCGAATGACCTCCCTCATCATCTTGGTGTCGTAGCCAGTCGCCTTGGCTTCCAGATAGACGTCCTTGATGTCGTCGCCGATGCCCTTCTTTTCTTCTTCCAGGCGCTCGATGCGCTCGATCAGAAGGCGCAGCTGTTCGTTGGCAATATTGCCATTGCTCATTTTCCGTTCTCCGTGGTGAAGGCGAGCAGCGCGTCGGCACATTGCCGAACCGTCATGTCGCCGGTGATTATGGATTGCGGCAGATCGCAATCGAGCTGGCTTTCCAGCTCCGTGATGATCGCCACGCAATCGAGTGCATCGCAGCCCAGATTCGCGAGCGATGTCTGGCCAATAACGATGAGGGAAATTGCCGTATCGGGGTGCAGCGTCATGACGATGTACGCCACCCGCGACCATAGAATTGCCCGCTGATGAACCGATTCCGGGAGGATCGACGGGCCGGTCATTCTGCCGCGTCCTGATAGGAGATTTGGCCAGTACGACTGTCGATCACTACATCGTGCCAATCCGGTGCGCGATTGAGCAGGTTTTTTCCGCCAGCCCTGGCGATGATGAGCAGGGCCTCCAGCAACTGGACGTCCTCGATCAGATCGATCGGGATCTCGATAGCGGTGCCACCGTCCGGCTTGAGGAGGTCCAGCGAGCCAAAAGCGAGGTTCGGCAAGAAGCGATGCAGATGGCTCATCATGCGGTCCTCGCTGCAACGAACAGGATCAGGCCGATCAGGCCCAAAGCGAGGGCCAGCGAATATTTTCCGCTTTCGGCCGTCTGTCCGGATGCGAAGAGTAAGGCACCCGCGAGGAAAGCCAGGTCGATCGGGCTCATGACGAAAGGCCTTCCCGGATCCGCTGGAGGCCGGCGACGAGATCGTCCAGCCCGCCCCTGTCGGTCGTGAAGAGGACACCGTCGTCCCCGTCGTCGCCCGCGAGCAGGATGGCCGCGCCGCCCAGTTCAGGCATGGGCCAGTGGGTGATCCGGACGCCGGGCAGGATGCGCCAGCCCCGGGTCCGCCCGTTGTGGCTGATGAAGGCGGCGACACGATCAGGATGGGCCGCGCGGTCGACCGCGATCCAGGCGCGGCAATGGCCGCCCCGTTCCGACGTATCAACAATCAGAACCGTGTCGTTGTCGTTGGCCAGGCTCATGCGGGCATGGCGCGGCCGGTTTTCCCAGACAGGAATGCAATAGCCGCAAAGCTGGACATGGAGATGGCCGGCAGCGCGGACCTCCCACCCCTGGGGCAGTTCGCCATCGGTAGCTTCATGCCGGCCGCAGCTGTTGCACTCGTAGCGGGCGGGCATGGTGCCGGCGCCGATCGGGCTGACGGCGACACTCATGCGAAGATCCTTCCGATCGCTGCCATCAACGGATCGATCGACAGACCGACGATCGCGGCGGCGGCGCTGGCGAGGATCGTCCAGGCTGCATCGGCGAGGGTGATTGGCATTGCGCACTGGCCGCAACGGCAGTTCTGCGCGTGGTAGAGATCATGCCGCACGGCGCTTCTCCTTCAGATCGGCAGTCAAGCAGGTGGGGGATGAGCAAAGGTCGGGGCCGGCCCAGGCGCATGTCCCGTGCCCATGGAAACAAGCGTCAAAGGTGGTGCAGCCACAGAAGCGGCAAATATGGGGCGTTCCGCCCATGCCCAGGTGCAGATAGATGACCGGGTCAATCGAATAGACATGCACTCTGATCAGCGAGAGTTCGCGGGTTCCGGCTATCGACAGTCCCGCCTCCAGGCGGACCATGTCCGCACAGGGATCGCGCAGCTGTTCGAAATCATCGCCCTGCCCGCGCCGGTCGATGCCGGCGAAGCCGCCACCGCCATAGAGGGCGGTATCGAGCCGCAGTTGCGCTTCCTCGATCGTAAGGCCGGCGGCGCGCCGGCGCAGCTTCAGATAATCATGCGCGTGCATGGTCCCTCTCCTTTCATGCGGCCTGATTGCGGGGCGCGCCGGCGCTCGTGCGCTGGAAGACCCAGCAGTGGATCGGCTTGCCCTTGATGGAATTGACCGTCTTGACCGCGACGAAGCGCGGATCCTTGCTCTGCTTCAGCAGGCGGCGCAGGTCGGTGCCGTTGACCTGAAGGCGCCAGCGCTGCGACGCGATCTGTTCATATTCGGCCAGGTTGATGGCATATTCGCCGCCGACATAATTGCGGCTGTGGTTGATCCAGTTGCCAACGGTTGCGTCCTTGGCATCGGCCATGATGGCCTCCACCCGCTCCCAGAATTGCGCCACGTCGGGATGCTCGGATTCGAGAGCCTGATGCCGCTTCACCGCCATGTCGCGGGCCAGCGCCCGGGTCTCCTCGATCCGGTCGTTGGCGATGGGCAATATGGTCTGGAGCGCATCGATCAGCGCGAGCAGCTGGGCGTGGTTATGTTCGAGGCGCTGGTTGACTACCGCCGGTATGGCGCGCAGTTCCAGTTCATGCCGGGCATAGGCCGCGCGGAACGTGTCCAGGAAGGCCTTCTCCGCCCGGGTGGCGCGCAGGATGAAGCCGGAGACGTCGCGCACCGCGATATTGTCGATACGGCGTGCGGCCTGCTTGGTTTCGTCGCTCCACCCCTCCTTGTTGAAGTCCAGGTGCATGATGCGCTCAAGCATGGCGGGCGAGGCATCAACGGGGGCATTTTGTTCGATCAGGAGGGCGGTGCGGAAGCGCGGGGCGTAAGTCTCGTTGCCGCCGGTGGCCACGCCACGGGTGCGCAGCGGACGCCCGTTATAGGCGGTCAGGAAGTCGTCATAGTCGAAGTTCGACGGCTTGGCCTGTTGCCCATTGTCGCGCCGCGATTCCATGAAGACGAACGGCAGGCCGCTAAGCTTCGCCATTTCGCGGGCAAGCCCCGCCGTGGTCGTTCGATTGGGGTCGATGCCTTCGTAACCGATGCGGCCCAGCAGTTTCCAAAGGAACATCAGCAGCGACGTCTTGCCCGATCCCGGCTGACCGATCAGTTCCAGGAAGGGGTATGATGCCTGTTCGGCGCGGATCTGTTCGGCAAAGAGCGCCCCGGTCCAGAATGCGAGGGTGACCAGGCCCTTGGCCCGGTAGGCGATCCAGAAATCATCGATCCAGGCAGTGGAGAAGCGGTCCTCGTCCGTCTCGATATGCTCCAGGATCTTTTCGCGGCTGGCGATCTTGGCGGACTTCCTGCCCAGTTCGAAAAAGCCATTGTCGTTGACCGCCAGCAGCTTGCCTTCGCGGACCGCGATATCACCGAATAGCCAGGCGCCATGATCCTGCGAGTAACCGGTAAAAAGAACCGGCTCGACGTCCTTGATATGGGCCATCTGGCGCTGAAGGATGCGGATCAGCTGGGCGGTTTCGCCGGTCCAATAGGCACCGGTGCCGATCGCCACCAAGCTCTTGGCAAATTCGGAAGATGCGGACACAGCCGCCGGGCTGAAGGGCCCCTTGGTGCTGACGCGGTCGGTGGGGAAATCGATGCGAAACCAATAGGCGGTCTCGTAGGAAATCTCGTCCCGCTGTTTATAAAGAGCGCGGAAGGAACAGTTGGCGATCTCCACCACGCTGGCCACCTTGCGCGCGGCCGCCAGCTCCTTCACCTCGATATTGGCCACCGACAGTTCGGGTTCGTCGGCGAAGCCTTCCTTGATCCGTTCGCGAATGGCCTCCTTGTTGAAATAGGCCCAATAGGTGCGGTTGCGGAACACGAAGTGGAAACTGGCGAAGCGCTTGCGCTTCCAGATCAGGAAGGCCTTATCCTCCGCGCTGGGGGCTATCAGCACCTCGCCATGCCACAGATAATCGTCGATCAGTTTGGCGGTCAGCCTGTCACCGCGCAGGAACAGATCATCCCAGTCGAGATTGACGCCGGGCTCATCCTCCATCCGCGGGAGCGCCGCCGTGACATCGGGCCAGCCATCATCGGTTGCCCGCGCGGAAAAGATGCGGCAGGCGGCGGCGCCGGCGCCGCCATTGTCCATGGCGAACACCAGGCGCGGGAATTTTTGCGGGGTGGGACCGCGCAATATGGCGGCGCGCAGTTCCTCCAGCGCCTTGTCGGGATAGAAGTTGCTCGACATGCAGGATACGGCATGACGGCGGACCAGAGACACGTCCGGCCGATCCTCATCATCCACCACATCGTCGAGTAGGCCACGGTCCTTGCGGAAACGCCCCTGTTCAAGCCCGATCGCCTTGAAGATGCCCTCTACGACCCAGATCTCGTCCGCCTGGGCCAGCTGATCCATGTCGGTGCCGGGATAGGTCCACCACTGGCCGTCGATCGCGCCACCGGGCTTGAAATTCGCCTTGCGGCCCAGGCGCCCGGTCTGATCGAGCAGCCGTTCCCACCAGAAGCCACCGGGCAGTTCGAAGCGGATCGTCGCGGACCCCAGCCTGAGCTTCTGATCCTGATAAAATTCCTGGGTATAGGCGGAGCGCAGGCCCATCAGGTCGAAGCCGCGTTCATGCGCGAGATAGGCATCGGCGGTGGCGGTGGGGTTTTCCCGCGTGACCGGATGCCGTTCGGACCAGTTTGAGAACAGGTCGTCGAACAGCGTTTTTACATGCGCCTCATATCCGCAATTGTCCTTGCGGTTGCAGACTAGGACGAAAGGCTTTGCGGCGGATGTGTAGAGTTCCTTCCGTCCGCAATCGGGGCAGGTGCCGCCGCGCAGATAACGCCCCTTCGCCGGCTTCCTGGGAAAGCCCAAGTCCTTTTGCAGGCGGTCTATGATCTTGGCAGTCAAGGTGGCGTCGGACATGGGGTCTGGCACTCGGCTGGAAAAATGCGCGCAAAATCCCGACCCGCCGGAACGCCCGGCAAGTGGTCATTGCTGGAATGGAAATTTGGTCGGCGTCAGCCCTGGAGGCGTGGCGCCTCATCATCATTGGCTGGCGGGCCGGTGATGCCCGTGCCATCGGCTGCGTTGGCCCGGATCATCTGTGCAAGGGTCGGGCCCAGCTTGATGCTGACATCGGGGTTCGGGCAGGCGCTCGGCACGATGGTGTGAACCACGTTGAGCTCCGCGAGCCAGCTATGCCCGCACATCTGGTTACGGCACGACAGGTGAAACTGCTTGTAGGTCGGCGTAATCTGGCGGCTGCCATAGATCCGCCCCGGCGTGGCGCAGTGCGGGCAGAGCGCATGAAGGCTCTTGAAATGGTTGGATTCCGCCGTGGCTTTGGGCCGTGCCATCACCCTTCCTCCGTTCCGAGTTGCGCCAGCGCGCCCGTGAGCGAGCTGATGCCTTCCTCCAGTTCCTTGCGGGCCACCTCCCGATCGCGCCGTGTCGCGCCGGGACGGGCCGCCATGATCAGCGCAGCCATGGCTTCGCCCGTCTCCTTCGACGCATCGCTGGCCGCGCGGGACAGCGCCTGGCTGCAAGCGGTGATTTGCACGCTCATCGTTTCGAGCGAGAGCGCATAGCATTCGAGGAAGGGCGCACCGACGCCGCCGGCAGCGCGATAAGCCAGGTCAAGCGTGCGCGCCTTGTCCAGGGTGATGCCGCCCTCCGCTTCGTCATCGGACCAGTTGCGCAGCGTGCGTTCGGACCGGCGGCAGATCTTGGCGCAGCCGTGCCAGCCGATGACGCCAGCGACCTTGGTCAAGGCGAGGCCGAAAGAAAGGGCCGGTCGTATCTTCGTCACAGATGATCTCCGTTATGGTGAGCCGCACCGGATGCCCCCAGGGCGGGTCGCGGGGCTCTAAAAAGCACCCGGCACGGCTCTTCCGACGACGGTGCCGCCGGATTCTTATCTGCGATGTCATGCCCCCCGGCGCGCATCAGCCCATGCCCTGCAAAATCGCGCCGCGATTGCAGGCGACGGGCCGTTGCGGCTGCGATACAAAGGCGCCGCAGGTGAGGAGGGCAACAGAATCAGTCATTGGCAACCTCAGCATCTTTAAGGCCGAGAGCGACGGCGATTTCATGGCTCTGGCCCCTCAGCGCCTTACGATTGCCATTCAGCACCGCCTGGACGATCTTGGGGTTAAAACCATTCTCACTGGCCCAAGAGCGCAAACTCTTGCCGCTGCTGCGGAACTGATGGCGGACCCGCTCCCGACGAGCGGGATCGACGCCATAGTTCATAAGATCGTTACCCTGTTCGGGCGCGACAGCGGCGGCTGGCATGTGTAAAGGCTCCGTCACGTTTGTAGCCATTTGTTGCCTTGATGGCTACGAATGTCGTCCATGTCAACTAGAAAGTCGCCGTATGTCGTCCATTGGTTCGAGGTTGAAGAAGATTCGCGACGCCACGGGCTTGTCGCAGACATCATTTGGCCAGGCTTTTGGCGTGTCCAAAGCTACGCAGGTGAATTATGAGACCGACAAGCGATCACCCGACACCAACTATTTGACAGCGCTTCATGCTGCCGGTCACGACATCACCTACATCGTCACAGGCGAACTGCAGTCCGATGCATTGAGCCCTGCCGAAACCTCGCTCGTCCACATGTTCCGGCGGGTGGACCCCGAAAGGCAAGAGGTTGTTTTATCGACATTAAGGCTGATGGCCCCGCCAATGTCCCAGATCGGGAAGGAGGCGCCGTCATCCGGCAGCCTGCATGACGACAGCCCGGATTATCACGCCGAACAGTGACAGTCTGACTGTCCTCTTGTCGATCGACGCTGTCGCTGATGATGGCCGGTGCGGCAGACATACGTCCTCCTCCGCCGGCAAACCATCCAGTCGGGACGGTTTGCCGCGCGCGAACACAGGAACACGCGCCCTGCGTATTTCCCATTGGGTATTTTATTCAGCAGGCCGCCCGACCTGGAAGGTCGAGAGCCTGTGTTCACCGCGTCATTGCGGGCCAACCCTCACGGCAAAGATCGGGCCAACGGCCGGACGGTAGGGCCATGGCCTGATTCTGTCCATGCGGGGAATGAGGTTGCTCCCTGTGCCAGGATAGGACTCGACAGCGCTACGTCGCGCAGCATAGCGTCCGCGCCAGACGCGGGGGAATCATCATGAAATTCGGGATCAGAAAGCCAAGTATCAGAAAGTCCTTTGCTGCGAGGACTTCGGCAAAACGCATGATCCGCCACAATCTTGGAATAAAGGCGCCGCGCGGCATGGGAGTTTTCACCAACCCCAAGAAGGCGGGCTATAATTATATCTATAACCGGACGTCTATTTCCTTCTGGTCGATCCTGCGCAAGCTGTTCACGTGAGAGCGGCCCTTTGCGCGGTGGCGCTTATGACGGCGCCGCCGGCGCTGGCGCAGGCGCAGGATTGCCTGTCCGATGCGCAGATAGAGCAGGCCGTAGGTGGGCAAATCCGCGCGGGGGCCTTCACCGTCGACACCCGGCAGCTGCCCAACAAGCCGCTTTGTTCCGGGTTGACGCTGGCCCAGCAAATCCAGCGGATCCGCGCCGAAGCTTTCCCGGCGCCGCCGCCCGTGGCCACCGAGCGCACGCCGGTGCCGCCAGCCCCGACCGCGCGGGATATGGTGCAAACACTGCATCAAGATCCCGATGAAGGGCCGGTTAACCGATCGATCGCCGCAGCGCCTGCGCCCAGGACGCACCGTCCACCCGCTGCCGCGCCGAAGGTCAAGAGCGCTGCGCCGGCTCCGACTCGCGTTCGTTCCACCGCCTATTATCGCAGTTGCCGGGAAGCCCGCGCCGCTGGAGCGGCGCCCATCCGGCGCGGCCAGCCCGGCTATGGCAAGCATCTCGATCGGGATGGAGACGGCATCGCGTGCGAATGATGCCGATCCACAGTTAGGCTGATGTTTCCAGCTTGATCCGCGTCCTATAGCCACTGGCATCGACGGAATGGATGACTTCCGAGATCAACCATTTATGCGCGTCGATCTCGGCCTTGAAGCCGGTCACAGTGACGCGCCGTTCGGGGTAGATGCCAGCATTTCCCAGAGCCAGCGCCAGGCTGAGTTCAGCTGCGCCCCGGGCAATCCGCTGGGCTTCGGCCGCGGCGGCGGCCTTGGCATCCGCCTGGCTGGCATAGATGCGTTTAAGGCGCTTGGGGCTGGCGCCGGTCCCCCTGCCCCCGACCTTTTCAGTCTTGCGTTTCGCGGCGCCGGTGTCATGCCAGCGCGCCTCCGCGCCGTCATATTTGTCGCGCTCCGCCCGGCGATAATCATGACGATCGCCGCTGGCCCGGGTGATGGTCAGCGCGGGAATGGCCAGGCCGGAACTGGTGACGCCGGCGCCGACCCGCGCAAAGACCAGCTTGCGATCCTTCACCGTGGCCACCGCGTCATATTTCTTGCCCAGGTCGCGGACCAGAGCCATGTCGCTTTTGCCGTCCTGGTCCACCACATCCACCACGATGGCGGCGAGATCGGCCGCTATGCGGGGCTCCAGGCCATTGTCGGCCGCGATCTGGCCGATGATCGCACCCAGCGTCTGAGCCCGCCAGCTGCGTTCCTTCCGCACGCGAAAGTCACCCTGAAGATCCGCAGAACGGGCGCTGATGGTGATGATATCGGGCGGGCCGCTATGACCGGCCTCATCCACCTTGAACCGGCCCTTGGCCACCAGACCTTTCGCAACGTCCCTGCCCTGTGCCCAGCCCAGGGACAGGGTGATGATGGCACCTTCCTTCGGTATGGCGAGATCACCCTTGCTGTCGTCGAGCACAAGGTCGAGCTGGTCCGCCTCCCCGCCCCGCTTTTCCGTCAGGGACAGGGAGATCAGGCGCGGGCGGACCATGGCGCTTATATCCTTGCCGTCGACGATGACGACATAGGCGGGGATATTGGCCTGCTGGCGGGCGCCGCCATCATCGCGCGATATGATGGCGTTCATCCGTCGACCCGCTTCAAATCCAAGGCGAAGTCCGTCTTGCGGGCCACGCCATTGTCTAGGAAATGACTCTTGCGCTCATCCAGGGCGGTGATGACATATTGGCCAATGATCCTGCCGCGTCCGTCGATCAGCGGATAGACATCGCCGGCATCCGCCATGGCGCGGATGGTTTCGATCGAATCGAGTGTGCCGGCGGCTTCGGGCATCAGGATGCCGGACAGGGTCATGGTGTCTTCGCCCGGTCCGGCAAATTGCGTCGCGGCGCGGGCGCCGACGCGGTCGGACGACGGATGACGCCAGTCCGATCGGCGCTGAAGCTCCGCGAAGGGCAGCGTGGCGAGTTCGAAGACGAACAGGCCCAGGGACATGAGTTGCATCGTCAATCTCCCCGATCGCGGAAGGCAGAGCGGCTGGCAGACGCCTGTTGCCGTTCGCGCTTGTCGAATTCGTCAGCCACCATCCGCGCCAGATCCTGGGCATCCTGCCCCGGCTGCTGATAGATGGTGAGGTAATAGTTGCGGTTCGATGCGGGTTGAGCCGCCGCAGCGCCCGATGCCCCGCCACCGCCAGACGGCGCGCCGGCCGCCGCCAGGCCGGTGGCCACGGTCCGGATGCTGCGCAGCGGCCCGCGCGTACCACGATCGATGCCGATAGCCAGGCCATCCGTGATGTTGCCGCCCATTTCCATGAAGACGCGGCTTGGCGAGCGGATCTTGAGGACATCGGCAAACCAGGTCTTCATCTGCCGGGCAATGGCCTCTACGCGGGCGCGCACCGAAGGCCAGCGGCCGTTGATGCCGTCTTCGATCCCGCGCATCATATTCTGACCTAGCGCCTGGGATTCGCCGCGCATCAACCCAAAGCGCTGGCGCAATTGCGCCCGCATGTTCTCGCTCTCTGCCAGGATACGGGCGGTGGTTTGACGCTGCCGGGCAATGGCTTCGTCAGCCGCCTTTTGTTCGATAGCTTTAGCCGTGTGACGGGCCTTCTCAGCCGCCCGGATTTTCTCAACCTGCGCGAGCGCAGGGCTACTATTGTAGCCGCGCTTATTCTGTTTTGCGTCTTCCTCAAAAAAGCCGTTGGCGAAGTCCAGCGCCCGATTGGTGACCGGGCGCATTTTCTCACCGATCTGGCCGGAAAATCTCTCCCAATTTGCTTGGAGCTTTTGCCATTTGGCCTCCGTGTCGGTGGCGCGACGGACAAAGGCATTGTGGACGGCGTTGTCGCTCTTGTCGATTTCGTCGCGCATCTTGCGATATTTTTCGAGGCCCTGGATCAGCGGGCGCATGGCAGCCTGCACCTGCGCATCGCCGAACAGCCAGCTAAGTCGCGACATATCGCCGCCCAATGCTTTTTGCGTCAATTGCGCCAAGGTTTCGAGCGGGTCACGCCCTTCCCGTTCGGCTTTTTTCAGCGCCGCCGGTAAGTCGACACCGAATTTCTTGAAACGCTTTTCGGTGTCCTCCGAATAGATCTTGTTCAGAAGGTTATTGAGATTATTGGCCGCCTCGGACTCGCTGCCAGCGGCCGGCTCCAGCACCTGCAGGGCGGCGACCAGCTGGACAAGGGCATCTTCGCCGGTCTGGCCCAGCGCCTTGTAAGAGGCCGTCAGCGCCTTGAGTTCTGTCGCCATAGCGGGAACGCCAAAGCCCCCCTTCTCGTCACCGGCTGCCATGATGTCGACGATCCGGCCGATGCGATCCTTGGCGATGTCGAGATTGTTGATGGCGGCGAAGCCAGCATCCGATAATTCCTCCATCGGGACTTTATAGGCGAAGGAGGCGCGTCCAAGCTTATCGACGATCCGTTCGATACCCTGGGCATCAAGACCCTTGGCCAGCAGCGTATCAACGCCGCCCGCCAGTTCGCTGGGCAGCTTGTAGATTGTCGGCCCGAGCTCCTCCAGAGTGTGGCGCAGCCTGTCCGCCTGCTCGCGGGTCAGCTGCGCCTTCAGCGAGATATCGGTCATGCGGCTCTGCAATGCGGCGTCCGTCTTTGCCGCCTCGATCCCCGTTGCTGTCGTCGCCGCCGTGATTGCCAGGCCGACCAGGCTGGCGCCCTCCTTGATCCGCTCGGCACGGCGCGTACGGCGCCGATCCTGTTCACGCTCGATTTCCCCGTCGACCCGCGCCTCCGCCTGGGCGCGGCGCAGGCGCTCGGCTGATGTCTCCTGCAAATCCGCCATCGCCTTCCGGCGTTGCTTGAGTTCGCGGGTGGTATCCTCGATACGGGTCTTGAGCAGCTTTTCGGCATCGCCCAGGCGCCGGGTGGAATAGCCGGCGGCGTCCAGCCTGTCCCGATAGGCCTGAAGATCACGCTGCTGGGTCTGGAACTGCCTGCCGAGATCCGCCGCCTCCCGCTTGGCCCGCGCGAAGTCCCGCGTCATCTTCTGGGTTGGACGTTCCGTCGCGGCGATCTCCGCCGCCAGGCGCCGTGCCCTGGCCTGCGCCTGGTCCATAGCCTGCGACGTTGTCTGGATACCGCGCTTGAGGTCACGGAAGCCCTTGAGGTCTGCCTGTGCCTTTTCCAGCTTGCCCAGCGCCGTCTGGGTGGCTCGCAAATCGGTCGCGGCCTTTCGCGATTCCGCGCGGATCTTGCCGATCGGGCCCGACACCTTGTCCATGGCGTCGAGCAGGATCTTTATACGCATGTTCCGATCGGCGCTCATGATATCAACCGTTCACCAGTTTGAAGCGTTCGACCGCCTGGGCATGCCAGTGCATCAGATCGCGATAGGCCATCGCCTCCATATGCTGGGGCGCCCAATGGAAGATCACGGCGATATCCGCCATGACGCTTTCTATGCGGTCGGGGAGCCCAACCTCGACCGCAGCGGCAGCAAAAAATTGGACAGCTCGGTAGCCAGAGCTAGGAAGTCGAACGGGTTCATCAGCGCCAGTTCATGCTGTTCCAGCGGCGGCTGAGTGCAGCGCGGCAGTGCCACGATCATCGCGTCAACCTCCATATCCAGCAGATCGCGCAGGCTGCACCCCTTCAACTGGACGGCGGCGTGCAGATGAACCATCACGGATTCCACTCTGGTCTCGCCACGCACCAGCGGCTTTTCCAGGACCACCTTTTCGCCGGGTAACGGATTGGTATCGCTCATGCCGCCTTCCTTCAGAGGTTGATGCCGGCGCCGATGCCGCCAGCGGAAATGTTGACGCCGATGCCCAGGCTGGCAGATCCATCCAGCGCGGCGCGGATCTGCGCCATGCGATCGAACCCGTCGATCAGCATGATGTTGTTGATGACGTCGATCTCCACCTCGACCCGGCCGTTGATGGTCCATTTAAGGTAGGACAGCGTCGACTTGATCTTCCAGCTGGTGTCGTCGCCGGCCTTGGCGGTGCCGGGATCGATCTCCAGATGCTTGCCGCGCACGACCAGCTCGGCCGCCGTGACGACGCCGATCTGTTCGTCCTGGTAGGCACCGTTGAAGCGCATCATCTGGCCGGCCACGCCGACGATGCCGAAGCGGCGCAGTATGGGAATGGCCAGGCCGCCGACCGTGGTTTCCATCTCCATCTTCTCCAGGCCAAGGCCGACATCGACCTCGCCCAGCATGCTGCCGCCCCGCCAGGCCTCGACCTTTTCCGCGATCTTGGGCAGCGCGATCTCGGCAACCTCGTGCACGAGGCCAATGCCATTGTCGTGATAGTTGAAATTCTTGAGCTTGGAAGGAAGCATGGCGCGAATCCTCGATCAGGGGCAGGCGGGTTAAAGGGAACGGCGGTCAAACGGCGCTGAAACTGCCGTAATATTTGTCGGTGATGCGCTGGTTGAGGGTCAGATCCTCCATCGGCGCCACCGGCGTGAAGTCATAGTCAATGACCAGCTTGCCGGCGGCCAGGTCGCCCTGACTGTTGAGCGCGGGATCGAACCAGCAGCTGGCGCCGATCAGGCGGCCCTGGGCAATTTTTTCGCGGAAGTCGGCACCGATCGTCTCGATGATGTCCTTGACCAGCCCCTTGGTCAGCGGCTTGTCGACCGCCCAGGCCAGGCCGGCGGCGATCGAATCACGCAGCACCTGCGCGGTGCGGGTCGCGCTTTCGAAGGCGAAGAGCGGTTCGTCCGAGCAGGTGCGGTTGCCCCAGAAACGATAGCCATTCATGCGAACCACGGTGGTGACCGGCGCATCGTTCAGCAGGCCGGCCGGCGTCGAACTATCCTGCAAGTCGAAGAACACGGGCTTGGCCAGGCCGGACATGTTGGCGATGGCGACGTTGGACAGCGTCTTGTGCCAGCCCGTCACCTCATCAATCTGGGCGCGCAGGCCCAGGGCGCGGGCGATGATATCCCCTTCCCAGCCGGTGCTATCCGGCCAGATCAGCATCTGTTCGCGCTGGCTGAACCCCTCCCGATAGAGGATGGCGTCGTCGACATCCTCGCACCCCGAGCAATAGAGATAGGACATCGCATTCAGCTTCTTCGCCACGATGCCGAAGGCGGCGGCCACGGGTGCGGTGTCGAGGCCCGGCGCGCCCAGGATGCGTGGACGCACGCCGATCAGCGATTCCGCCCCCAGCAGGCCGTAAACGCCGCTATAATCGGCCAGCGCGCCGACGACGGCATCGTCCTGGTCACCGGGATCCGCCACCTCCGCCACGCGCTGCACGACGACGACGGGGCTGGCCTGGTCGGCGATGGCGGCTAGCGCCTTGCCAATGGTGCCGTCATTGCCGACGGCCGACAGCGCGGCGCGGATATCCGCCACCAGCACCGGCCTGTCGAGCGGGAACAGATCCGCGTCGGCGTCATCGCCAGTGACGACGATGCCGATGACGGCCGTGGCGACATCGACGATATCGCGGGCGCCTTCCACCGGCTCATTGACGAAAATTCCGTGGCGAATGGGCATGGCTCGCTCCTTCAGGCGGCAAGTGGGTAGAGGGGGACGGATAGGCGGACGAAGCTGTTGGGCTGCGGGTCCTCAAGCGAGCAGCCTTCAAGGTCGATCACCGCCTTACCCTCCGCATCCATGGACAGGCCCACGCGCGTGAGGCTGATCCGAGGTTCCCAACGCGCAAGAGCGATTGCCACTGCAGCGTAGATGCGCTGGATGCCACGGCCGTTGCCCGGCTGATCGACCAGTTCGAGCAGCGCGGATCCATAATCCCGCAACATCGTGCGCAGGCCGGGGAGGGTCGACAGGATATCGCCGATGGACTGCGCCAGATGCGCGCGACCAGAAAGCGGCTTGCCGGTGTAGCGATCCATACCGATCATAGCGGAGCGCTTGTCTGTGCAGCGACCGCCTGGACACCAGCATGTTTGTGGTTCTTCAGGCTGATGCCGTTCGTGACGACGTCGTCGCTGGCATGAATCGTACCGGACACGTAGAGATCGCCGATCATGCCGATCCCGCCCTGTGCGACGATTGTCACATTCGCGCCGTCGGGGAGGTTCACCTCCAGCGCATGCGTTTCCGGATCATAGGAGATCTCCGCGCCATCCTTGTACCGGATCAGCTCGCGCAGACTGTTGCCGGGCGCCGGCATCGCATCGCTGTAAATGCCGCGCATAACGACGCCGGCGGCCAGATCGCCGCCCGGGCACAGGAGGATCACCTGTTCGCCTACGCTGGGCGGTGACCAGGTGCTGGTTTTGCCTGCGCGCTGCTCGATCCAGGGGATGGGCGTGGAGAGGACATCGCCGATCTCGACAACGCAGCGCGCGGCGGCGAGATCGAGGGAAGCGATCGTGCCGAAGCGCAGCATTTCATCGAGACCGGCGGCGTCGGACATGGATCAGGCGCGCTCGGTTTCCAGGCTGAGGGTGAAAGTCTCGCCCGACAAGGGCGTGTAGGCGCCACGAACCTCGATCAGGGCATAGATCTTCTGGCTGGGCTTGTCGGCGTCGAGCAGCAGGTCAGCGGCCACGCGCCCGAATGCGCCATCGCCCAGCGCCTGATTCATGGTGATATCGACCGAGCCGATATAGCCCCGCGCGAGACCGTTGGTCACGGCGAAGGCACCGTTATCGCCAGCGGACACGGTCGGCACGCCCTTGAAGAAATGGACGCGAAACTGTGCGTTGGTGAGGTCGGCGCCCGATTTCGTAAGACGGACGGCGCTGATGATCGCCTCGCCACCCGGATAACGAAGAGCGACCGCCTCGATCGGCACGACGTTGGCGGCGGTCGCATGATTGGCGAGCAGATCGCCCTGCGCATAGGCGGTGACGTTGGCGAGCCGGGTCAAGGCAGTGGCGGTGACAAGACGAAGTTGACGGGACATGGCAGCCTCATGGATCAGGGATCAATGTGGCCGCCATGGTTGCGAGCCCCGGGCGCGGGGGTCATCCGGCTGCTGTCGTCATCCCCGTTACCACGAAAGCGGCGAGGCAAGACCGAACCAGGATAGCATGCGCTGCCGCAGCGGTTTCCGATGACGTAGGGAACGTCTATCAAGCCGCCTCCTTGCGAAGGGGAAGACATGTCTGGATCGACCGTTTTTGATGCGCATTGCCTTGCATTGGGCAAGCTATCCGTAACCTGGGCTTTTATAGATCGCCAGCTTAACGATTTGTTGCGGGCAATGCTCGGCTGCTCTGAAGGCGCTGCCGCATCGATCGCCACATCTGCCGACAGTATTGCTGCGCGGATAAAGATTGTTCGGCTTCTTAACGGAGAAAATCCGATTAGCTCAGCATGGACCTTAGCCTTCGAGCGTCTGCTTCAGACCCTCGAGCAAACTGCACGAACGAGAAATCGTTATATTCATGACCGATGGGAATTAACGCAAGAAGGACTCGTTCGGATCGACCGACGAGCTGCGACAAGAAAGCCACAGTCACGACATCCGATCGTTTTGGAATTCGACACAGAGCACGTCACAGACCCCGCCGACGTAGAAGCACTAACCTCGACGGTCGGTAAACTAGTCCTCGTCTTGCATTGCGCAATCCGGGATCAGGAAGATTGGAGGGAGAAAGGGCGCACCTTCAATGAGACAACTTTATTATTGCAAGCAGAAGATTATGAGGCACTGCCGGATGCAATCGAGATGTTAGGATTTGTTAGCTAGCGATCGCGCTTGCTGGCAGCGGTCGCGCTGATAGCCTGTGGGCATGACGACGAGTCGCATCGATCAATTGATTGACGAGATGGAGCGCCGATTTTGCGCGCCAATCGTCGACGAAGATGCAGCGGTGGGCGCGCTACAGGCGCTTTATGAGTATCTGCAGGAAAGCCATGCGCATCTGACGGCCGAGCAAGAGGATCGACTGGATGATATTCAGGCGCGGTTCCGCGCCGGCCCCGGCCTGTTCAAGGGCGATCTGCATTAACGGTCATTTTGAAGTGAGGCATATCGGGGGATGGGGGATATCAATAAGCCTTTAGATTTCGGGCTACGTCCAATCCTGGCGCTGACCGCCGAGATTGCGTCGCTGCTCGGCATAATCGGCTTCATCCTGGGCGTTTGGCTGAACATATCCGTGTTCAAACACTGGAATTTGCAATTCCTGATGGTCGCCACACCGGCCGATGTCGTGATGTCTGGTCTTCAAATATTCCAATATCTTGTATTCGGCATCGTTTTTGCGATTTTCATGCTGGCATTCATGTTGATGGCATCGAAGATATCCTTCTTTTCAGAGCCAATGATGATCATTGTCTGGACGTTTATCGGCGCGCTTTTGCTCGTTGCGGGAACAGCCATCGCAATCATGTTTCCGGCATCTATGGCACAGTATTTTCCGCCCGACTTCGAGTTCGCATGCGTGGGCATAGGACTGGCCACCATCCATATGTTCAGGCGGATGCGACAAGCCAATCCTAGCTTAGAGAGCTACGGTACATGGCAGCTGCGTACATTATGGATCGGCACCGCCTGCATGATATTGCTGGGGATACGCCATACCGCCGACGACGTGGCCAAGATTGGTTTCTACAGCTTTGGCCAGAACCCGACATTGATTGACCCCACGCTGCCGGGGTGTGCTGCCCCGAAATTATATTGGAGCGGTGAGAGAAGCATCGTGGTGCAATGCACGTCGGGCGAGATGCGCGTGATGCATGGAGCACAGGATGTTGTTGTTCGACTGTCAGAACGCTCGGCTAATCCGCCGCGCCAGTAGCTCGGGTGGGGTGTCTTCGATATTGGCTGACATGGTGTTATAGGGCGCGCAGAAGGCCCGGAGCGGTATGTGACCTGCCGTGCCTTTCGGCCCCAGGGCGGCTTGGGGAAGCACGCCCTGGGGTCAATCGGTCCTGATATGGCCTTGCGCTTTGAGGGTTAGGGATCATCCATTTAGTATAATTATCGAATTTTCTGGGCAATTTAGTTGCGAATCGATCGCGAACTTGTCACTGGTCTGCGCGTCATCAGTGCGACCCGATGGCGATCCCGGCGCCTGCCCTCAGTTGCAACCAAGCGCCGGGATCATTGATCGCCGAGATCAGCTCAAAGGCTTCGCTCCATGAATGCGCCGATTTTCTCGCGCATCCGCTGGTTTCCGGCCGTCGTCCAGGGATGCAGCCCGTCGCTGAACATGGTCGCCGCATTGTACTTGTTGATGCCGCTCTCATGATAATTGTCCAACACTGGCACCTTGTGCGCACCGCAGCGCTCGATCAGTGCCGCCACATATTCGCGCAGGTAGATTCCGGCCGAGTTGGGATAGAGGTCGGTATCCTTGCCATCACCGGCCGTCTGTCGCGCACGCCAGAGCGGTGCGGTGAACATCATCATACAATTGGGATAGGCGGTCATGAACGTAGCGATGCTGTAATTGATTGCACCCTTGAAGGTGGTCCAATCAGTGTCAGTGTCGGAGCCGATCGGCAGCGAGTTGCCGAAATCATTGGTCCCGAAGCCAATCAGTGCCCCGTCAAGCGTGCTGTAGTTGGTAACTGAAAGATCGGTGACAGCGGGAAGCAACTGCGTGTCACCACCATTGTCGCGGCAATAGGTGGCCGCTGCGATCGGCCCCGACCAATCCCCCGAAACCATCGCGTCGATCAGCTTGGTACAGCCCAACTCCCGCAAATAATCGTTCAGAGCATCGCCAGAGAATTGACGCCGCCCCATCGTGCATCCCGCGACGCCCCCTTGAACGCCAGTTGCTAGGCCCAGATCGTCTGCGACGCCATCGACCCAAGTCGATGACACCTGTCGAAAGATGCTGTCGCCCACGAAAGCGACATTTTTTCCATTCCAGCGCGACACCGCACCGTGCGTCGGCGCTACGACCTTGCGCCATGAACCATAGGCAACGAGCGGTCGAATGTTTCGCCTCCATACAACATCGACTTCGCTCAGTGTTGAACTGACAAATTCCTGTATGACAAAGACGCCGCCCCACGAGCGGCAATTGAGCAGGCCAGTAGCAGGCGCTCCTGCTGGCGCATCGGCCAAAGCGGCTGTTACCGTATATTGGCCCTCTGCATAATAGTTGTTAAACGACCCAGACCCGACGTTGCCATTGTTCGCAAAGGACGCGCTGAGGTTGCTGCGCGTCATCGCGTTGATTTGCGTCCAGCCCGGATAGCTGCCGGATTCTGGCTTAATGGTCCGCTCATATTTCGTTTGAATGGCGCTGCTGGTAACGGGCGACAAGCTTTGTTGGTAAAAGCCGTCAGGGAACGCCTTGACATCGAGCAGCCCACTGGTCAGCCCGCCGGGCAGGCCTGTCACCCCGACGCCGACCGTGGTCTCGCCGTGGGCGATAATGTCGTCGATTGACCCGGTCGAAATTTTCTGCCTGGTCATGGCTGCCTTGTCAGCGGTAGCCCCGCCAGCGGCTGCGATCATCGAAGAATTAAGAGCGTTCGCCATTGTTCGTTATCCTTACGGCAGGGTCACATAGCGGCCCTCATGGCCGGGGCGGGGATCGGTGATGAAGGCATAGGGCGCGCCCGACAGCGGGCTGGCGATCATATCGATCGAAACATTTTCATCGCCCGATGGGCGCGGCGGCGGGTTGCTGACGCGCGCAGACAGATCAGCGTCGATTCCCGGCGGCACAACATGAATATTCTCGTTGGTGATGACCCGCCCGGCAGTCAGATCGTGCCAATAACAACCGAATTTATGGTAGGGGCCGACTGCGTCGTTCATCCCGATCGACACACCCGAAACGTCAACGATCGGCGCGCCGTCCAACCAGACCTTCATCATAGCGTCGCCTGACCATCCGAAGCGGATGCGGATGATGATGTCATGCCACACGTCCAGTTCATAAGGCACGCTGGCCCGCAAAGTACGCGGGTAGAAAGCTGGGTCGGACGCTGTCGGATTGGTCGCCGTGTAGACCCTCAGCATCTTGTAGCGGCGACCATCAGCCGTGTAGCCGTCGCCCAGATTGAGTTCGGCGGGTGGATAGCCCGATGCGTCGCCAGCATCCTCTGTCTGGTGATATTGCCAGATCACATTATCGCTGAGCGTTAGCGCCGGCATAGTATCCGAGGATCGGTTCATAAATGCAGCGTCGTGTGTCACGCCGAATGGCAGCTTGATCGAAGACTGCAATTCAGACCGCGACCGGTCCGTCTGCCCTTCGACAAAATCGGTCGCCCCGCTCTCGGAACGAAAGCTGTTACCCAGATTATTGGCGACCAGCAGCGAATAGTCCGCTCCCACGTCCTGGCGGAAATAGGGGACGCCCATGATGTTCTGATTGCCTGTTTTCGTGGCGACCCAAACCGGCGGCGGTGTGGCCCGAAAGGCGAGCGGCAGGCTCATGCGGCGAACACAATATTGAGGCCGACTATATCCCCCGCCGCGATGGCGGTGGCGTCCGCATCGATCGGACTGACGGTGATCGCGTAGGACAAACCGGCCGAAAAATAGAACTCGTCCAGCGGAATGTTGAAGGGCGCTGTCGGCGGGATCGGGATTGTGAGGACCGGCACATCAATCGCGACATTCGGTGTTGTCGACTTGTTATAGAGTTTGAGGTAGCAAAGGGTTGCGCGAGTGGAAAAGCCGATGATCCGAGTGCATTCACAGGCGCCATTTTTCGCCACATAAGCGTTGACAGAGGCTGTCGAGGAAATTCCGCGATACGCACTATTGGGCTTTGTGACCGGATCAAAGCTGACGCCATTGAACTTCAGCATAGCACTGTTGACGCCCAAACGATTGGCGGCAGCGGGCATCGCACGGGACACAACACCACCGGAAATCTCGCTGTTGCTGTTGGCGCCCATCAGGACAATGCGCGCGGCGCCGCGCAGGTTGAATGTCAACTGCTGGCGGACCCCCTCGCCAACAGGGCCAGGTGCAGCCGCGCTGGCTACACCGGCGACCTTGGCCGGGGCGCTGTTATCATCAGCGACACCGGATGCCACGGTGCCGACGACCATCGCCGCCGCGTCCCCGATGTAGGAACCGCTCAGATCGACAGGTTGAAAGGGATAGCCGCCAGCCATTAGATGATCTCCGCTGTTGCAGTGCCGGTAATGGTTGCGCGGACTTCAACCGCGTCATCGCCGAAATATGGATATTCAATCTGACCACTCGCGGCGGTCAGCGTGTAGGTTTCGACCGCCAGGACAACGGTGCCAGACCGATTTCTCGCGTCGATGGTCACGGTTCCGGAGCCGCTCAGCAAAAGGCGCGGGAGCGAGAAAATTCGCTTCCACGTGCCGTTTTGCAGAGGGCCAGGGAAGGCGGACATCTGCGCCTGACTTACTGGCGCGGCGACGTCGCCTTGATCTTCGTAATAGGGAGCGGTGGCGGTGCGTTGGTAGGTCCGAAGATAGCCGGTTTCCGCACAGGTGAAATACTCGCTCACCGCTAAGTCGCTGATCGCCTCGGTGAAGGTGGCGCGGAACGGTGCGCCGCCCGTGCCGGTCTGCGACAGCACATCGGCGACAACCTCTGGCCGTATCTCCGCCTTGAGCTTCTGAGACGTCTTGATGGCCATGGATTATACTCCGTCCGTTTGGTCGCCGACCGCCACGCCCAGTTCTTCAGGCGCCGGGCGGGTGGGAGAGATGCGCAGCACGCCGTCGTCAGCCGACCAGAGCCATGCGATGGTGCCGCCGCCCACGACGGGGCGGATTTCGAGCGGGGTGGCCATGCCGATATTGGCGACCAGATGGCCGTCATTGGCGATGACCAGGGGCGTTCCGACACCCACGCCATTGTCATGGGTGTTGACCTGCAGATCGCCATTGGCCAGCTGGTGTATCTGCGCCTGCAGGCCATCGGGCGACAGGAAGTTGATCTTGCGATCCCCCGGCGCGACCAGATTGACGTTGATTTCGCCGGCCTCGCTGCGGAATGTCGGGCTGCCAATGCTTTCAAAACCGCCGCCGGCTCGCATCGGGATGTTGGTTTCCAGACGCCGTTCGACCTGGTCGATCAGGCCCGCGTCGATCGCGTTGTTGCCGACATTGACCCATTTACCCTCCAGCATGCCGGTGGCCGATCCGGCAACGCGCACGGGGAAGCCGACGCCGCTATTGACGTAGACCGCATGGGTCATCTGGCGCGGATCAGCATCGCCCTCTTCCGGCACCGCGCGGCTTTCGATCGCCTGTACATCGACCAGCAGCGGGCCGCGCTGGCCGAAGACGGCGACGGCGCAGGAATGTTCCGGCGCGCCCTCGACGATGGTGCCGACATTTTCGACATCGACCGCGACGCGGCCGCCACAGGCCTCCAGGCGCACGCCGGCGTCACGACCGCCCGTGATCTGGCCGCTGATGTCCGCCTTCTTAAAGCCGGAAATCAGGATAGCCGGCCCGACCATGTCGCGATTGATCATCGCCCCGCGCACCGCCACCTGATCATAGCCGGTGACATCGAGTCCGCCATCCGCCGGCGTCACGCGAATGGCCTCAGGGACCATCGGCCAGTGCTTGCTGACATCCTCATAGAGGTTTTCGATCATCGGGCTGTCGATGACGACACGGTCGGTGCCGGTGATCACGATGCTCGATTGCCAGAGCTTGGGATGGATGACCGACACACGACCGCGCTGGCGCGCGAAAACGTCGCCTTCGGGACGGCCATACCAGTTGCCCGATGTCACGAAGCCGCGGCGAAAATGCGTTTGCGCGGCGGCGGCCTCCGGGCTGTCGGTGTCGTAGCCAGCAAAGCCGGCGATGGTGTCGGCCCAATTGGTGGTCGCGATCGGCGTGGACAGGCCGTCGCGGCCATCGAAAATATCATTGATCGAGACGATGTCGTAAAATTCTTCGTCCTCGCTATGCACCTCGATATTGGGGCCAAGGGCGGTCCAACCGCCATTGCCGTGCCAGCGATTGCGTTCGCTATAGAAGCGGGACATGGCGATCTGCGCGCCGCCCTGCATATTGTTGAAGATGTCACAGCCGATCACGGCCCAGTCATTAGACAGCTTGCCGGTATCGAGATCGCTCCAGCCAAAGAGGGCGTGGCCCCACCAGCCATGGATACGGCATTCATAGGCCATGAGGCGCTGGACCGCGCCGCCCGAAATGCCATGACCCTGAATCCACATCCGCCCGTCCGGCGTCTTGGCGGCATAGGCGGAATAGCTCTGGTTGGCCTCATTGCCGTCGATGTCGAGCCAGCGGAAACCGACGTCACGAATATTGCCGCCTTCGAGGTCTTCCCAGAATTTGGCGAAGAACAGGCCGCCGGGATTATGATCGCCCGGCGCCGCGAGGAACTTCGCGCGCGAGGCCCGGCTGTTGCCGACAAGCTCGACGCCCGAGACCAAGGGGATGCGCCCGCGCGGGAAAGGCAGAGTCTGATCCGCCATGCCCTTTTCGCGTAGGTTGAACGTCCCGAAATTCTGATAGGGACCGCCACAGACATAGATTTTGTCGGCGCCGCCGCAATTGACGCGGCCGACACCCCAGGCCTTGGCATCGGCCATGACCTGCTTGATCGCTTCGGTGGTCGCTACCCAGTCGCTTTCAACGTCGCTGTCGAGGCGCGCCTTGCCGACTTCCTCCCACAGGTTGATGCCATGGTGGCGCAGGCTCGCGCGCGTGGTGAAATGGGTGCGGACCGTGACGCCTGCAGGACCTTTTTCGGCGAGCATCGCCTCGCCATCTTCGGTCGCGACGAACCCGCCGCTGGAGCCGTCCGCCGGCACGTCGGCATCGTTCTCAAGCTCCTCCAGGCTCTCATAGATATAGTCCTGGTTGTAGAGCATCTGCCCCAGCGCAGCCGCTTCGGAGCGATCGGCCTGGACGGCGGCCATATCGACATAAGGCAGGGCCAGTTTCTGGACGACGGGCTGCACGCCGCCGCGCACCGTCTGGCCGAGTTGCACCATCGGAAATTGTTCATTGCCGCTGACGTCTTCGGCGAGAGGAAGGGCCGTGATCTTCGCCATGGGTCTATTCCTTCGGCCAGGCGGGGTGGTTGGCGATGTCGAGCGCGGCGAGCGCGGCATCGTCGGCGGCGCTGATCTGCGCCTCGATCGTGTCGGAGGCGGCGCGCACAGCGTCGATAGCATCGAAGCGGGCCGATGCCGGCGAACCGAGACGATCGAGCGGCGGGACGGTGGCGGCGAAGCGGATATCGTTCAGCTGCCGCCAGATCGGCGCGATGGCGGTAATACGGCGCGATGCCTCCCGCTTGACCTGACGGATCAGGGCGGCCCGCCGGGCGGGGATCGAGGCGCTGGGGCGGCGCAGGCGTGGCTTGCCATTGTCGCCTGCCTCGATCGCGGCGCCGGCGGCCTGGGCGATCATGAGCTCACGGTGTCGAGCGGCGGTGACGGGCTGGGCATCAGCGGGCAGATCGGCGTGCAGCCGATCATCGAAAAAGCCGTGCGCGGAAGCGGAATAGTAGAGCGCCATGTCAGACCCCCAAGGCGAAGAAGATGCGCATGGCGCTGCTGTCGTCGGCGCTGAACACGGAAAAGCCGGTCTGGCTGATGGTCGAGGCAACCAGCACCGGCGGATTGTCCTGACTGTCGGCGCCGCCGCTGACGCCGCCGTCCGACACGACGCCAAAGCATTCGGCGGGGAAGCTGATCGGAAAGAGCGTCGAGGACGTGGCATTAGGCGCCGCCGAAAAGCGGCCCCATTGCAGGATCAGGCCGCCAAGGCCCGGCAGATAGGCATAGCCATTCTGCGCGAGCAGGCGCGGCAGGCCGGACAACGCGGCGGGGGTGATGGCGCGATCGGTCGCGCTGCCGGCGCCGACATCGGCGGCCGACGCGGCCAGCACGGTCAGCACCCTGCTGGCGCTGAGATTGCCGCCGCCGCTGACCAGGCCGCCGCCGGTGATGGTGCGCGCGACCAGGCCGGCGAGAATGGCGTCGAAGCCGTCCGACAGGGCGGCAAGGTCCGCATCGGTTTGGGCGGCCAGATCGGCGATGGCCGCGCCGATCGCGGCGGTGAGCACGGCCGACAGGGCGGCGAGGCGCTGGGCAAGGGTGAGCGGCGTGATGATCCGCTCATGATCGGTGCCGGCGGTCGCTTCCTCAGCAGTGGCGATTTCCGCGACGCCCTTCACCGTCTCGCTGGCCTGCGGGTTCAGGAACAGCACATCGCCAAATTCGATCGCGCCGGCAACGGGCGAGCCGAAGGCGATGTCCTGAACCAGGAGCATGGTGGTCGCCGCGACTTTGCGGAAGAGCGGGTCGGGCTGGGCATAGACGGCAAACAATGTGCCATCAGCCAGGTAGAGGCCGAAGCCGCGCAGATCGAAAGCGTCCTGGGTCGAATCGATCGCGGTCATGTGGATGATGGTTTCGCTGACCGACTGGCCCGACACCGTGTCCAGGCGCTTGATCTCACCCGGTAGTGCGTCGATCGTCGGCGCCGGCGTGAAGCCGGTTTCGGTAAGGCCCACCGCCTCGATGCGGATGGTGTCGGCCCCGCCTTCCTGTGCGTTGACCAGGGCATCCAGGCCGGCTTGCGTGACGATAAGCTGCAGCGGCTGCATGGCTCAATGCTCCAGAAATGCGCGGGTTTCGGCGAGGATCGGCTCGCCCTGTTCGGTCTGCAGATAGCTGTCCCAGATCGGATCAAGGGCGGCATCCGTGTCGGCCCATTCGTCAAGCCGCCCTTGCCCCGCCATGCCGGCGGCAGACACCAGCCAGGCCTGGACGTCGGCCTGCATGCGGTAGACGGCCGTGAAATCGGCGCGAACCGGCTTCACCTGGGCAATGTCGCGCAGGATCTGCGCCACCGTCAGATCATCATAGACGATGTCGCTGTCGGCCAGCAGCGGCAGCTCAAGCCGGAAGGTGTAGGGATCAAGCGTCTCGCGATCCTGGAACCATTCAACGATCTGGATCATGGGATCGAAACGATCGAGCACGGTGCGCAACGAGGCAGGCGTGCCCTTGCGCCGTTGGAAGGCAATGGCGTCGGCGATGGCCGCCCGCTTTTCCGCCTCGCTCCAGGCCGAATCCCAGATATCGATCGACAATTGCCAGGCGAGCCATGGCAGAAGCGACGCGTCGATGGTCCACGGGTTCCACAGCGTGTCGATCGCGACCGGCACCTGTTCGAGCGAGAGGGCCGGTGCCACGGACAGCGCCCGTTCCAGCGGCGTCGCGTTGGGCGGCAGCAGATGGGCGGGATCGGCCATCAGAGCGCCTCGATCAGGATGGAGGTGGGATAGGCCGCCTGGGTCCGGCCGATCGCGATATCGGCCGCCGGACTGATCAACTGCAGCGTCTCGACGCCCGCGACCTGGAGCGCGCCGGCATGGCCGGAATAGCTGACCAGACGGCCGAGTTTGCGGCGCGTGGTCAGATAGGCGTCGAGCGCAGCACGGGCGGTGGCCAGAACCAGATCCGTATCCGGTCCATAGGCGACCTGCAGGCGAGCATGGATCGCATATTCAACGATTTCGGCGCTCTGCACCGTGACATGGTCGGTCAGCGGGCGCACCTCATCATGGGTGACGATGGCTTCGACAGCGGCGATCTGGAAGGCGCTGGCGGTGCCGTCACCCGCAGCGCTCAGCAGGCTGACCAGAACTTCGCCGGGCGCCAGCATGACGGCGCTGGCGTCTGAAATGGTGACGGCGGCGCTCAGTGCGTGGAAGACATAGGCGCTTTCGGGGCCGGCAACCGAATAGCTGTCAGGAGCGAGCTGGACGCGGCGCAGCAGGGCAGTGTCGGTTTCGCCGTCGAGCCGTTCCACGCCAAAGAAAGATGCCAGGTTCTCGAGATCCGCGCCGGTGGCAAAAGGCAGCAGCATCGACACGGCGCGCTCATTGAAGTTCTGGCGCATGAGGAGCTCGCGATAGGCGAATACCTCGACCAGCTTCATCGCCGGGTCGCTTTCGACCAAGGCGTCAAAATCCGCATAGCGGGACTGGAATTCGGCGAGGATGCCCGCCTTGATCGTGTCGAAGCCGAGCGTCTCCACCACCTGCGGGGCAGGCAGACGAGACAAGTCTATGGCAACGGATGCGGGTGGGAGGCTGGCCATAGCCCATGTCGGCGCGGGAGATAGGCTAGGTTAAGGCGAGGCTGTCGTCATGACGGGGATGACGACAGGGTTAACCGGCAGCCAATAGATCCATCGCCATATTCATCACGGCATCTTCCTCCTCTGCGGTCAACCCGAGCAAGATTCGCTGAGGATAAGTGACTTCTGGCGCGCCGGGCTTGCGGCTGACGCGATCCCGCAGGCCCAACTGATGCACCCGGCTGATGCGCGCCGCTGCCGCCGTGAAGCCGACGACGGCCTCATCAGCGGTAGCGGTAGCACGCAACCAGCGGGCCTGGCGCAACTTGCGGAACATGGCACGGTTCGCCACCCGCCGCTTGATCCGGCCGCGCCGATCGCGGGCCCCCTCCCCCTTCTGTTTGCGAGGCGCGAAGGCGGAGCCATCCGGGTTTTTCTGCTGGGCGATGCGCTGGGCCTGGCTCTGGCGCAGGCGGCGGGCGACGGCCCGCGCGAAGCGCAGCCGTGCGGCAGGCTCGATCGACGCCAGAATTCGCCCTAGCTCCAGCTCCAGCGGGGCGAATGGATCATCGGCCATCGATCAGGACGGCGGGAAAATGGGTTCGCCGCCCAGCCAAAGGGCAGTGATGGGCGGCCCGTCTTCCAATCCGGCCATGGCCAGGTCATCCGGCAGGGCGAGCGCAGGCTCTTCGGCATGGACGATGTCATGACCGCCATCGTCACGGGGGCGAAGGGTGACCGCCTCCGTCAGATTGAGCGTGATGTCGAGATCGATCGCGCCGGCGCCCAGCACATCGGCCTCGAAACCGATCGCTTCATTCCCGCTGCCATGATTCTGCAACAGTTCGACCTGTTCGACCGACAGCCAGCGAATGATGGCCAGCATGACGACATCGGGGTGGCCGGTGAAGTCGAGCAGGGTTGCGCGAAGCCGATACCGATATTCAAAGCCATAGCGGCCCGGGTGGAAGCGCGTGGCGATGCGCCCCTGGTCGATATAGATGGCGAGCCGATCAGGATCACGCCCATATTCGGGCACGGCATCGACCAGCGCGGCGCGCAGGCGGTCGGGCTTCAGCATGGCGCGTCGGGCCGGTGCCAGCGAATGAGGCGGCGCAACTGCGCGGAAACGTCGGCGTAGGCCTGGGCCAGGCCGATCATGGGCGCGCGGATTTCCGCCGGGATGGAGGCCGTGCGATCCTGCGGAAAGGCCGCGGGCACATCCGGGCAGGCGAGCAAGACTGCCGGGGGGCGGCTATCGAGCGGCAACGCGATCACGGCCGGCCCCGGGCGCACCGTCTGGCGTGCGGCGCAGCCCTGCAACGCGATTGAGAGCGTCAAACCAAGGGCCAGACACCCTATCCTGATCGATGCGGTCATTCTCTTTCTCCATGGCGGCAAGGGCTTCGCGGGCGGTGCGCGCGTCGGCGCCAGCGCGGGCGGCGTCGCCCTGCATCCGGGCACGATCAGCGGCCTGATGCGCGGCCAGGGCGCGGTTTGATTCGGCCAGCGTCTCGCGCTCGAAACTGGCGAGCGCGCCCAGCCGGACGGTGCAGGCATCGGTCCGGCGCGGCGCGCCGACATCGACCGCGATCGGCGCGTCGACGAAGGCGCAGGCCGTGCTGGCCCATCGGCTCCAAGCGTCACGATCGCGCCGGACCTGCTCATATTGAACATAGAGCCAGGCGCCGGCCGCCGCCACGGCCAGCAACGTCAGCCACTCGCGGCGGACCGATATGCCCGACCAGATGGCCTTGACCAGGGCGATCATGACACCCGGTTCCTGAACCAGCCGAACACGAAATCCTCATTGGCCGGACGCGCCCGCGCCAGATATTTGTAGCGTTCGCCCTGGGAGCAGTTGAGGGCGCGAAGCATGACCTTTTCCGCATCCGCGCCGCGCACCTTCAGATAGGAACGGAAGGCAGCAAGCGTCTTGGGGCCGATGTCACCATCTTCCTTGACGTCGGGATAGAGCTTGCCCTGCTGATTGAAGGCGTTGAGCGATTCCTGAAACCAGAGCGCGGGAACAGCCGGCCCCATGTTGACGCCGGTGTCGAACAGTTCTTCGCCTACGGCCTCATTGATCTGGGCGACGGCGGCAAAGCCGGTGTCGATCGCAAATTCCTGACGGTAGATGGCAACCGCGGTTGCGCGCGGGAGGGCGCGCATGTCGCCTATATAACCATGCTTGCGCGCGACCCGTTCAGTGATGCCCCATATGGTGGCACCGCCCTTGTCGGAAGGATGATTGGAATAGCCGCCTTCGCGGCCAATGACATTGTCGATCAGCGTCTCGATGCTCATGGCTCAGTCCTCTTCCGGGAGAAATCGCTTGCGCAGATCCGCCGGCAGCGTTCCGATCACGTCGACGCCGCCGGCAATGAAGCGGGGCGTGGCCTTGAAGGCGATCATGGCCAGCACGAAGCTGATGGCGTCGGAGACGAAGGGATCGAGGCGCAGCCAGGCCTCCAGCCCGCCGCCCACATAATAGGAGACGCAGATGCCGATGCCCCATTGCATCAGCCGCTGGCTGAAGGAGAGCCCCTTTTCCCAGGCCTGGCCAACGGCCGCGCCGATCGCCGCCGGCGCCAGTGCCGAGGCCGCGTCCTGGAAGCCGGCGATGATCTGCTGAAGGAGGCCGTCAGATGCCATGGATCAATCCCACAAATTTACGAGGGCGACAGGCTCGGCCGTGGGCGAAACCATGTCGGGAATGGTGACGATGCGGCCTTCCGCCAATTGGGGGCCTTCGCCGGCCAGGCCGATGTTCGCGGCCAGCACCGCCTGGACGACGGCAGGGCCGCCGCCGTTGATGCGCCAGACCAGCTGGTCGACGCTTTCATCCTGGACGGCGCGGACCTGCATCAGATCAGCTCTACATGGATGCGCGGCACGGCCAGGATGTCACGGACGGCATGCAGGCCGTCGCGCCGGTAATCATCCGCCGACAGCGCCTTGGCCTCGGCACGGTCGCTGCCGTCACCCGTGGCGCTGACATCCCGATAGGTCTCCGCCAGTTCCGCGCAGGCATAGTTGAAGACGGCGCGGCGCCAGCGATGGCCATACCAGTTGCCGCCGTCGATGTCCGGCATGCCGGGAATGCTGTCCGCGCGGTCATAGCCGTCGAGCACCTGGGCAGTGCGCCATTCTGCCAGTTCGCGCATGGCCGTCGTCATCGCGGCAATGACGGCTTCGCGCAGGCGCGGATCGGTAGCGACCGTGCCGATCCGCATCACATCGCGCAGATCATGCAGGTCGATTTCGGGGAAGAAGCCGTCCGCCGATACGATCTGCGCGCAGTCGGGCTCCCCGGGGCAAGCGATCGACGGGGCGGGAACGGAGACGAAGCCGCTCATTTCTCGGCCCTCAATATCTGAAGCGTCGTTTCACCCATGAAGAGGATCGGCACATCATCGACGCCCAAATTCTTCCGGCAGAATTCCTTCAGATCCCTGGCGATCAAACCGGCCGCTTCGAACCCGATCGAGCCCTGCCCCGAAACGACCAAGGCATCACCCGGCCGGAGTGAAAGGATCTGGATATTCTCGACGTTCATGGGATCGCCCTTCATGGTTCGCCCCGCGAATTGGGGGGTGGGGAAAATTCGGTCGGGGTTGGTCCGGAGAGTTGGACGCCCTGGCCGCTCTTTCCGCCCCCCAGACGCCGCGGGGCGAGCTCGGCAGAATCATCAGCGCGGTGCGCGCGGATGACCCGGGATCAGATGATCATGATGACGGTGGCGAAAGGCGTTCGCGACGATCGGCAGCGAAAAGACCAGCATCACGAAGGCCAGCAGGATAAGACCGGGAAACAGATCCATATCGAAAATCCTTTCGTCACTCCGTTGGCGCGGGAATGGCCTTGGCCAGGCGTTCCAGACGGTCGATTTCCTTCTTCACGCCGATCGCACTATGCAGGCGCAGAGCCTCCTTCAGCTGGGCAAGGGCGGCGGACAGGGCCGCGCCCTTGCCCCCGGCCGGGCCGCTGTCGCCGGGCTCCATCGCTTCGGCCCGGCGGCCCAGCGCCAGGCCGATGGCCTTGCACAGCTTTGCCCGGACCGGATCGAGCATGTCCTTTCCAGCGGTCGCGTCGGCTACGAAACCGAGCCAGTCGAGGTCGCAATCCTCACCCTGCTGGAGCCGTGTGAGCGCGTTATCCGCGCTGACTTCGGCGATGAATGTCGGGGCCGTCCTCGAAAACCGCTCCGGCAGGGCAAGGTCATGGTCCAGCACATAGGAGACGGTCGACAGGGCCCGTTCATGGTCGCCAATGTCCAGCGCCCACATCATCATGTGCAGGACGATATCATCCTGGACCGGCTTGCCGCCGGCGGCCACGCCGTCGATGACACCGCTGACCCAGGGGTCGTATTTCTCGATCAGTTCACGCTTCAGGTCGATCTTGCGATCGAGCGCCTGGATGGCTTTCAGCGCCTTCAGGTCGGTGTCGAGTTCCGCCAGTTGCAGCTGATAGGCGGACGCGCCCTCGCCCGCGACCGGCACCGGGCTGTCCGTCTTTCCACCGTTACGCGGCTTCATGACGGCAATTTCCGCGCTCTTGCGCGCGAAATGGCGCTGGGCGGGGGTGAGGCGCGCCACCGGATCAGCCCTCCGCCGGGAGCAGCTCGATATTTTCGAGCAGGAAGCTGGCTTCGTAATCCTCGATCACATAGCCTTCGTTGGACGAGTTATAGTCGGCCACGCGATCGGCCTCGGGCTCATCCCTGATATGGCGGCGGCGCTTGCCGTCCTGGAAATAGATCGAGATGTTGGAGAGCGGCGTCACCCAGATGGTGCCGTCAGGGAAGAAGGGCGGCGTCACGGGCGTCTTGCCGCCCAGGCGCTTGCTGGCCATGATCTGGTTGAGGGCCAGTTCCTCGGACGGCTTTTCGTCCTTGTTGACCTTCTCGAAATATTTGTCGTGGAGCAGATCAGCCGCGCAGATCGCCACCAGGTCGGTGCGATTGCGCATCCAGCTGGGCAGCAGGGAATGGGTGGCATCCATCACCAGCGCGTCCAGATTGGCATAGTCGCCGCCCTGCCCGATCGTGATCTTGCCGCTGCCGGGCACGACCTCATCCATGACGCGCGCGGCATTGTTGGTGCGCATGTCATGCAGCCAGCCCTTGTTGACGTCCTGCAACAGCGGGTTGGCCGTGCGATCGGTAGTGGCGGCGATGCTGGTGCCGTTAAAGCCGATCATGATGCGATCGAGCGCGCAGCGTTCGATGACCGCCGCACCCCAGCGTGCCTGGAAGTCAGCGAACTTGGCCCACATGTCGAGCTTGGCATAGCGGAGCGCGACGTCAAAATTGGTCTGAACCAGCTCGAAACCGACTTCATCCAGGCTGGTCGGATCGCGCGGCACACGGCGGCCAGCGCCGCTGGTGTCGGTGCGCCCGGCGATGGTGCTGTTGACGCCCAGGCCCAGCTTCGCGCCCTTGAGTTCCGGGACGCCGGTGATGTTGATGGCCGACAGGAAGGCGTGCGATTCCTGGATCTTGGTTTCCAGAGTCTGCTGGACCGACGGTTCGACGGCGAAGCTTTCGGTGGCCGGCGTGCCGTTCAGTTCCTCGACGCGGGAAAGATAGTGGCGATAGGCCTGGCGGGTGTTCAGAAGCATGGATTTACTCCGGTGGTCGGGGGGCTGGCAGGAACGGGGAATTCGGCATCAGAAGTCGCCCAGCTTGAATTCGTGGCCCCCGCTGGCCTTGGGGCGCTGGGGCTGGCCCGGCTTTTCAGTGGTGTCGATCGACGCCTTGACCCCGGTGATCTCGCCCTTGAGCGCGGCCACATCAGCGCCGACCTTCTCCGACAAGGCGGTCATGCCGGCGGTCATCTTTTCCATGCCGGTCATCAGCTGGGCGAAGCGCGCGTCATTGTCGTTGGCGGGAGTGGGCTCTTCCTTCGCGGGCTGCTGTTCCTGGCTGCCGCCCTTGCCCAGGCCCTTGAAGAATTCGGCGGCGGCGGCGAACATTGATTTGTAATCGCCGTCCGACGATCCCGGCGCGTCGTCGAATTCGAGCTTCCCGACCTCCACCGCTTCGGAAAAGAAGTTGCCCGGATCCTGCTTGCGGCCGACCAGGAAGCCCTGATCACCCTTGCTCGCGGAAAATTGCAGCGCTTCGGTGCCGAGCGAGGCGGGTGAATCGGTGACGGCCAGGCCGACCAGGGCCGCCTTGCCGGATTTGGCGAAATCGGGCTGGATTTCGACCGAGGTAAAGATCTTCTGGGCCTTCTGATTATAGGCCACCAGTTCATCGGTAGGCTCGATCTGGGCATAGAGGCAGAGCTTCTTCGCCTTCTTGCCCGCGATATCGATCTCGTCTTCCTGCGCCTTCACGGCGCGGACATCACCATAGGCCTTGAACGGGCCATCCGCCGTGATGCCACGGATATGCTCCATGTTGACGCGCACGCCATAGGTGGCCGGGTTGAAGGTTTCTGCCATCTGCTGGATCCAACTGCGCTCGATCGTGCGGCCGTCGACAGTGGCACCTTCGACGGCCACACGGTGGAATTTCGAGATCTTGGCCATGCGTTCGGCTCCGGCTGATGCTGTCACTGCGCCGGGCGGCCCCCCGCTCGGCAGATGCCGCAAAGAGCGCGCGAGGGGCGGCAAATCGCAACGCGACCCTGTCGTCATCCCCGCCATCACGACAGGCAGGGCGCGAGGAACGCGCGCGGTCGCGACTAGCGTCGGCGCCGATGACCCGCACTGCGCCACCGCCACCCAACGCACCACTGGAGGGGGAGATTTTCCTCAATCCACGGTTGCTGGCGCGCAGTCTTTACTGGCGCGGGTGGGACGTGCCGGAAATCGTCGAGGATCTGAACCGGGTCCATGGCCTGGGCCTGAACAAGAATACGGTGGCCAGCTGGAAACGGCGTGATGGCTGGGACCAGGCCAGCCCGCGCGACCGATGCGAGGAGGTGACCGCCACCCGTTATTGCATGCTGGTCGCCAAGGAAGTGAAGACCGGCCAGGACTTCAAGGAAATCGACCTGCTGGGCCGGAAGATGACGGACTTTGCACGCCAGCAGAAATATCTGGGCGGCGGGAATGAGGCGGACCTGAACCCCAATATTGCCGCGCGCAACGCCGGGCCGAAAAAGAAGGCTCGGCAGAACCTGATCACCCGCGATATGGTGGAGCAGATGCGCCAGGCGTTCCTGGACCGCTGTTTCGGCTATCAGCTGGAATGGTGGGAAAACCGGGACAAGCGCACCCGCTTCCTGCTGAAAAGCCGCCAGATCGGCGCCACCGATTATTTCGCGCATGAGGCGTTCATCGACGCGCTGGAGACCGGGCGGAACCAGATATTCCTGTCCGCCTCACGCCGGCAAGCGAACATCTTCCGCCGTTACATCATCGAATTCTGTTTCCGGGTGACTGGCATCAGGTTGACCGGCGAACATATCACCATCGATCGTGGTGAAGATGAAGATGGCGTCACGATGGAGATGCCCACCATCTTCTTCCTGGGCGCCAATTATCGCACGGCCCAGGGCGAGCATGGCAATTTCTATTATGACGAATGCTTCTGGTCGATGGATTTCGAGCAGACCGACGATGTCGCCAGCGGCATGGCAAGCCAGAAGCGCTATCGCGAAACCTATTTCAGCACGCCATCCACCAAGCAGCACCAGGCCTATAAGAAATGGTCGGGCGAAAAATTCAACCAGGACCGCCCCAAGAAGGACTGGATCAAGGTCGACACCAGCTATGCCGCGCTGAAGGACGGCGCGATGGGCGCGGACGGCATATGGCGCCAGGTCGTGACGATCGAGGATGCAGAGGCGAAGGGCTGCGATCTGTTCGATGTCGAGGAGCTGCGCCGGCGCAAATCGCCGGAAGTCTTCGAAAATCTCTACATGTGCGAGTTTATCGACGATGCGCAGTCGATGTTCCCATGGGCGCTGATGCGCCGGTGCATGGTCGATAGCGAGGACAAGTGGGATGACTTCCATCCCTATGCCCTGCGCCCCTACGCCGGTGACGTCTATCTGGGCTATGACCCCAATGGCGCGGCCGAAGGCGGTGACAAAGGCGCGCTCATGGTGCTGGCGGCGCCGAAGACGGCCAAGGCACCATGGCGCGTGCTGGAGCGGCACCGCTATGACGGCAACGACTATATGGAGCAGGCCGACAAAATCCTGCGCATGTGCGACCGCTACAACATCATCGGCATCGCGATCGACGCCAGCGGCATCGGCGACGCGGTGTGGCAGCTGGTGGTCAAGCGTTTCGCGACCGCCAAGAAGATCGTCTATTCGGTCGAGACCAAGACCCTGCTGGTCCACAAATCGAAGAACATCATCCGGGCCGGCCGCCTGGAGTTCGACGCCGGCATGACGGACATTATCGAGGCCTTCGTCTCGATCCACGCCGAACTGACCAACAAGCAGCGCAACGTCACCTATGTCGCCGATCGCGCCGGCGGCAACGGCCATGCGGACGTGGCCTGGGCGACGATGAACGCCCTTTCCTTCGAAGAGATCGACGGCGCGCTCGCCGGCGGCGGCAATTACATGGAGACATTCTGATGGCCCGAAAAGCCCCCAAGGCGGCGCCCGCCACGACGGAAATCGATCTAGCGGAGGACGGCGGGGCACCGATGGTCCTGTCGTTCGACGATGCGGTGGGCGTGCTCGATCGGCGCGACATCCTGTCCTATGTCGAATGCAACCATAATGGCCGCTGGTATTATCCGCCGCTGTCCGCCGATCATCTGGCCAAGAGCATGGACGTGGCACCGCATCATGGCAGCTGCATCCGGTTGAAGGTCAACCTGCTGGCACGCCAGTTGCAGCCCACCCGATGGCTGAGCGTGGCCGAGCTGCGCAAGTTCGCCACCGATTTCCTGTGCCAGGGCAATGGCTATTTCGAGCGGCGCGACAATCTGGCGAACCGGCCAATGCGCCTGCAATCCAGCCTGGCCCGCTACACCAGGCGCGGCGTCGAGGATGGCCGCTATTATTTCGTGCAGAACTGGCGCGAAGAACATGAATTTCGCCCGGATTCAATCTTTCACCTGATCCAGGAGCATCCGACACAGGAAATCTATGGCGTGCCCGAATATATGGGCGCGCTACAGTCTGCCCTACTCAATGAAAGTGCCACCCTGTTCCGGCGCCGATATTATCTGAACGGCAGTCACGCGGGTTTCATCTTGTATCTGAACGGCACCGACTTCGGACAGGTCGAAATGAAGAAGCTGGCCGAACAGATGAAACAGGCCAAAGGCGTTGGCAACTTCAAGAACATGCTGTTGCACATCCCCGGCGGAAAGCCCGAGGGCGTCAAGATCATCCCGATCGCGGAGGCCGGGGCGAAGGACGAATTCCTGGGCATCAAGAATGTCAGTCGTGACGACATGCTGGCGGCCCATCGCACCCCGCCCCAGCTGCTCGGCGTGGTGCCCACCAATTCGGGCGGGTTCGGCGATGTCGGCAAGGCCACCGACGTCTATTTCACCAACGAGATCGAGCCATTGCAGGGGCGCATCAGCGAGTTGAACGACTGGCTGGGCGTCGAGGCCGTGGTGTGGAAGCCCTATGAACGGATTGGGGTCGCAGCGCCTTCTGCCACGGCGTGACCCCGTAATCGCCGGCGGCACAGGGTCGGCTCATTGAATGGACGATGACATGAATCCTTCGAGCACCCCCGTGGCGCCGGTGACGCCGGCCGCCGGCTATATCGGCGGCAAGCGCAACCTGGCGGGGCGGATCCGCGCGATCATCGATACGACCGAGCACGGCGCCTATCGCGAGCCCTTTGTGGGCATGGGCGGCATCTTCCTGCGCCGGACGCGCCGCGTGCGGAGCGAGGCCATCAACGACATATCGGGTGATGTGGCCACCTTCTTCCGCGTCCTGCAGGAGCATTATCCCTACTTCCTCGACATGCTTAGGTTTCGCGTGGCAAGCCGGGGCGAGTTCGAGCGGTTGTTGGGCATGGACCCCACCAGGCTGACGGATTTGCAGCGAGCGGCCCGTTTCCTCTACCTCCAGCGCCTGGCCTTCGGCGGCAAGGTGCGCGGACGCAACTTCGGCGTCGACACGAAGAATGGTGCGCGGTTCAATGTGACCAAGCTGGAGCCGATGCTGGCGGACATCCATGAACGGCTGTCGGGCGTGGTGATCGAGCAGCTTCCCTATGCTGATTTCATCCGACGCTATGACGGTGCGCAGGCCCTCTTCTACCTCGATCCTCCATATTGGGGGTGCGAGACCGATTATGGCCAGGATGTCTTCAGCCCCGCCGATTTCGCCGCCCTGGCGGAGCAGCTGCGCGGGATCCGTGGCAAGATGCTGCTGTCCATCAACGATCGGCCCGAGGTGCGCCAGATCTTCGCCGGCTTCGACATGCTGCCGATCGACACGACCTACAGCATCGGCTCAGGCAAGCCTTCCCAGGCCGGCGAACTTCTGATCAGCAACTTCCCCATCGCATGA